ATGCTGGGAAGCTCCCGTAAACCTGACCTGCGCCACGTCCACCACGGTCATCGGGCAAGAGGAATACCCGCTTCCATCTGACTATCTAAAGCTGGAAGCCGTCTTCTTCGCCACGACGCGGAAACTGATCCCAATCCGAGTCCAGCAAAGAGATGCCAAGGAGAATAGCCAAGGCTCCTACTTCTACTACATCCACGGAGCCAATGTCTCAGGCTCCAACGCGCAGACAATCAACTTCAATCCCATCCCAGACCAAGCCTACACACTGAAAATCTATTACAGGCAGCTTCCAGTGACGATGGTATCCGGCGGGCAGGGTCCCGAGATCCCGGTCCAGTGGCATGACGCGCTTCCTTCCTATGCGCTCTGGAAGATTTACCGCAGATGGGGCCGGGACTGGGCGAACATGCGGGACGAATCAAAGGCCGAATGGGAGCAATGGCTTCAGAGGGCTCGCAGATACGCCACTCCGCTTCAGATCGACGTTCCCACCCGAGTCGAGGATACCGCTGGATACATGTACGTGGGCGGAGAGTAATTGCCGGTTCTAGAAGTCGGCGGGGAGAAGGCCCCGTTTCGGGGACTCGCAGACACCACGGTCCCCCTCTATGGCCGGTCTCCTCAGTGGCTCAAGTCCTGCGTCAACTTCCGGGTCATGCCCGGCGGGTATCTTGAGGCTCGCGGCGGATTCGATGCCCTGAAACCATCGGGAGGCTCGGCCTCGGACCCCATTGCAGCCGGTATCTTCACGGGTGCCCATGAGCATACAATGGCGGACGGGTATATATTCAATGCCACGAACGGCGGATCGATCTACAGCGCCAACCTGACGGAACGTGGGTACTTCAATATATGGACGACCACGACCACCACGGACGACGCTATCTATATTGGCTCTGACCAGAAGTTTTCTAGAGTGGTTTTCTACATTGGGCAGGGGTCCTATAGCGCCCCCACGGACCCTACATTCGCCTATGAATATCCGACAAGCACGGACTGGACTACCAGCGCAGACCTCACAACGACGAGCACTCCCGTTTGGACTACCGTTGGGGAGCAGGTATTCGAGTTTGCAGATCCTGGGTCGGTGTGGTCCAGGTCAGTCAGGAACGGTGTCTACGCCTACTGGGTCCGTATCCGACTCTCGGTACTGGGGAGCGGCTTCTCGGCCAATATCAATCAATCGACTCAGAAGGTCTATGCAGACTGGGCCGGAGCGCGGCAAATCTACGTGGCCGCTGGTGACGCATCGGCTTCGACTGCGAACGGAGTGCTCAAGTATTACGGCCAGTCCAGTGCGACGGTGGCACAGTGGCAGACCGTAGCATCGAACCTATTTAGCGGTAACTATGCTCGCACCAGGTTCGCGTCCTACCGGAACCTTCTCTACTTCGTGAACGGCAAGGATCAAAAGAAGTGGGACAACAATACCCTCTCCGACATCGGCTTCTCGGCCCCTACGGTATCTGCGTTCACAGCGGCCAGCAATATCGCAGGCACCGGGCTCAATGGAGTCTTCAAGTACGCTATCAGTCTGGGATACGGCCCAGCCGGAGAGTGGGGAGAGTCCGACGCTCTCCAGTCCGCCTCGGTCGTGACTCCGGCCAACAACTCAGTTGATCTAGCCTGGACGTTGACCAATGAGACAGCTCAGGTGGAGAAGGTCTTCATCTACCGATCCGTTGACTTGTCTTCGGCCCAGAATATATCTCTCTACTCCTCCTTCCCGTTCTTTCGTATCGCCACGCTGACGAGGAATTCTGTTGGGTCACTCCCCACTTCATATTCGGATACTTCCCAAGCGTTCCCGTTCCCGCCTGTCGAGATGGATATTGTCACGAACGCTCCGCCTACCAGATGCCGATTCATTGCGGTCCACAAGAACCGGCTCTTCCTGGCCAGCAATAACCAGTTCCCAGGGCGATCCTGGTGGAGCGATGTGTTCGAGATGGATGCGTTCAATCAGGACGAGAACTTCGCGGACTTCACTCGGTCTACCGGCGGGAGACTAACCGGAATCATCGAGTTTGCAGACCAAGTGGTCCACTTCACTGAGGACAAGATGTGGGGAGTGTCCAACGTGGATCAGGACCAGCCGTCCATCGATGAAATCGCCAACGTGGGCTGCATCGCCCCCGATTCCATTCAGGCCGCGTTCGGCTTCCTGTGCTGGTTGAGTAGGACCGGAGTATACGTCTGGGACGGCCAGTCTCCTCCGGAGCCGGTAAGCAACAACCTCTCGTTCACATTCGGCAAGATGACCTATGAGAAGCACGGCAGGAGTCGTGCCGTGATCCACAAGCGCCTTTACGATATCTACCTGATCGATTCAACAGACACCGAAGTGGGCCGGTTCCGGTACGACCTGGTGACCAAGACCTGGGCCAACGTCTCCCTAGGGGTTACCGCCAAGTGGGGGCCTCTCTGCGTCATCACGGCTCCCACGTCCCACGCAGACGCGGGGATCCGCCATCCGCTCTACGGCCAATGCTCCCTCCCCGCGTCCGACTACGCCATCTACCTCGGGGAATATACGACCCAGGACAACGGCACCAATTTCTCATGTGGAGTGGACGTTCATTTCGGCCCAGGCGGATTCCAAGAGTTCAAACTGGACCGGGCCTTTGCCTACTTCTCCGCCACTTCCGGCTGGGGCACTCCGGCCCTACAGAACCAGACCTTCTCCAATTACATCGGGGATACCGCCGGGACGCTGACCAATAGGACCCCGGATACCGGCCTCGACTATAGGCGCATCTCGGCGGTGCCTTCGGAGGGCACGGGTGGGACGGCGGATCTCGTCATTTCCTTCCTAGTGAGCACAGCGGCGGGAGGCACGGAGAATCAGCAGAGGCTTCTATCCGTAGGTGTCGAGGGATCTGGAGTTCTCCCCTTGATCGGTAAGAGCTAATGCCGGGACCTCTCCTTACAAGGAAGGACATCTCCTCCGGCGCGGTCTCATTCCAGCCCAGACAATACGACACCAAGGTTGGGAAGGCGATATCGGTCCGGGTCTTCTTCTCCTGGGGAACTGCGGATTCGGTCATGGTCATGCCCCATGCTTTAGGCAAGGTTCCTACCGGGATCCGCCCAGTATCTACGGGTTCCGCTTCGGGTGGAGCTCCGACGATATCGAGCGGGAGTGCTGAACTTGGGTCGGTTCTCTCTGCTACCAAATCGGTGATTGCGTTGAAATCGAATCTGGCGAACTCATTCGCAGACATTGAGGTCTTCTAGGAAAGGATGATGGATTAGTGCCCGGCCCATTTCGCCCCCCAGTCGGCGGCATTATCGGAGGCGGTGGAGGAGTCATTATCCCAGGCAGCGGAAGCGGCGGTGGAGGGGGAACCGGAGGCGGTGGAGGAGTCATTCTCAAGCCGCCTGGGGACTATACCGCTGGGGGCGGACTGCGTGGCGCTTGGCTCGGGAGATTGATCGGGCTTCGATACCAGGGGCCTCCACAGGTATTTCGCAAGCGTAGGCCAGACCTCGGACCCAATCCACAGTCCACTCAGATCGTGAGTCCAGGTCAGATGCCTATGCTTGCGGGGCTAGACCAATACAACCAACTCGCAGGCAATAGGCAAGGCGGGTCTCAAATCAGAGCCACTGGAGATCCTTATAGCAATCCCTACGCCTTCGGGAACCTATCGAATCTGGCCAGCGCAGCAAGGGGAGTCCGTGGGATGGGCGCTGGCGGATACCGCATGGGCGGAGTCAGCCAGGGGTATAGCGACACGGCTCCCACATCCGACGCTCTCAGGAAACTCATCCTGGCAAGAATGGGGGGGATTTAGTTGGCCTACGACGTTCCCACTTTCGATACAAGAACCCGTAGCAAGATCATAGGGCAGGCCAATCAGTTCGCTCTCTCTGACGCGGACATTCAGCGATACCTCCAGATGATCCACGCCCAGGGGCAGCAGTCCCTTCAGGGGGCCTTTGGAGCGGCCCAGGCCAATATCGGCTCTCAGTTCACACCAGCCTTTAGGATGGCCCAGAACCGCCTTGGGGGCGCAGGGGCCCTGGCAGACTCCGGCTATGCCAATCGGCTCAATCGGCAGCTTCAGACCTCGGCCTACGGGGACTTGTCCCGTGCCTACGGGACTGCCGCCGCGCAGCAGGGCCAGACCGAGGTTTCGGCGCTTCAGAACCTCATCAACCAGAGGCTAGGCCAGCAGAACCAGTACGTCCAGGCTGCGATCGCAGGGGCTCAGAAGAAGAGGAAGACCGGAGACTACCTGGCCGGTATCGGTGGAGCAGCCCTTGGCGCTTACGCTGGAGGAGGCTTCCGCTAGTGGCGGGCCCCTACGACTTCCTAGACCCTCAATCCCCGCTCCCCCCGCCCGAGCCCCCCATTCAACAGATGGCCCAGGCCAGGGTCCGCAGGATCTTCGGGGTCCCGATCACCCCTCGCAGAAGCCGTACCTTCGCCGCAGGGCTCGCCCAGGGTCTCCAGGGCATCCAGGCAGGGGGTGGGTTCAATAACTTCCTACAGGGCTTCTCAGGAGGTCTGACTGGCGCTCTGAGGGGTGGCGAGGTCTTTGACGAGAGCCAGAGGCGGACCCACGAGGATGAACGGCAGGCGATCCAGCAGGCGAATGACAACCAAAGGCTCGATCTAGAGAGGGCCAGGCTCGCCTTAGCCGCCCAGGAGAACGCGAGGCAGCAGGGGGAGTACGACGCCAAGCAGAATCCGGCTCCTCCAGCATCGACCGGACTGATCGACCCGAATATCCAAGGGCCGCTTCCGCCGGGTGAAGCCTACAGGCCGCCCGGATTGCCTCAAGGGGCCGATGAAGCCTATGTCAAGGAACTTGGCCAGAAAATGGCAGCCTCCCAATTCCAGGCCGCAACAGGGTCTGACTATGGGAACGCTCCATGGTATCTCGATCCACGATATAAGGACACCCCAGAGGGAAGGGCGGCGGCCAAGGCTGCGCTTCAGACCAGCAACCAGAAGGTCACGGGAGAAGATTACTCTTGGCTCTCGGGGCTTACCTATACGACACGGAGCGGAAAGAAATTCCTGAACGCAGCGGAACTGACCGGGAAGGACAAGGCAGCGGCGGTCAAGTATGCGACCCAGAACGGCATGCCGGTGATCGGGTCTTCGGATGTCGGAGAGCTCCAAGACGTTGACGCAGCCCGAGGGAACATCGAGGACATCCAGACCTACATCAAGGGCCTTCTCCCGGCAAATGCACAGAGCCGTACCGAACTCTATCCGTTCATCAAGATTTCACAGCACCTTCAGACCAACGAGGACGTAGCAGCCTTCAACGCCTTCCGGGCTGCCGCTATCCGAAACCTTCGAGCAATGGCGGGTAGCAAGGGCCTGCGAATCAACCAGGCCGAAATCAATCTCGCCGTGAAGAACGACATCCCCAATGTCACTGATACCTACGCTACGGCGCTCCGGAAGCTGAGTATCGTCAGCAATATGCTTGACAACGCAGAAAACCCGATCCTAAGCAAGAACTGGGGAGGAAGCAGTAAAGCACCTTCTTCACCGAAGGCCACCGATGCGGACCGGGCCTACATTAAGTCATTGGGGATCAAGTAATGGCGACCCTCACCAAAGAGCAGGTCCGCCAGATCATCGCCAACGCGCCCGCCGGGACTTCTCCGGAGGGCATTGTTGCGGCGCTTAGAGAGACGCATCAGCTAGAGGGATACGACTCCGCCAGCCCGATGCCTGGCCTTCAGGCACCCGGCTCCCAAGCATCCCTTTATAGCCCATCTCAGAGTATCGACTTTTCCGGGCTGATTCCCGCTGCCGGTGGAGCGGTGGGAGGGACCGCCGGATTCTTTCTAGGCGGACCTCCTGGTGCCTACCAAGGCGCTGTGCTAGGTGGCGCTGGAGGAGAGGGGATTCGGCAGGCGGTCCTCAAGCAGAAGCCCTCGCTCAGGCGCATGGCCCACGAGGGAGCCGTCCAGGGACTCTTCGAGATCGGCGGCCAAGGCTTGTCGGCTGGAGCCAGAGTCGCTGGAAAGTCCGTCATGAAGGGTGCCCTCCGGGCCTCAAAGTCCCTACAGAGTAGTTTCCCCGATCCGACCGAGACGGTAATGAGCAATCGGCTCATGGCTAACGCCAAGGGTGCAGCCAAGGCGACGGCGCTACGGGAAGGGTCGTCGCAGAAGCTGATGGACCTACTCAACTCATCGAATTCGGCAGGGAAGACGTTTCGCACCGCAGACGTGACCAGGGACGTTCGCGCCATGCTACGAGATCCAGTTCTACCCAGCGGAGAGAAGGCGCGGATCATGGGCCAACTGAAGGGATTTCTCCAAGACCAAGGTAAGAAGATTGACCCGCCACTCCTGAAAGAAATCAAGCAGTTCTACCAGAACCGGGCCGCCACGGTCTACAGAGCAGCCAAGACGGGAGCTCCTACCGTCGCTCAGGAGAACCGGGCCGCCTTCTCTGCCGCCATCGCCAAGGGCGCTAAGAACCAACTAGAGACGATCCCCGGAGTCGCGGGAAGGGAAGCTCAGACGCAGAGTCTCATCGGGGCTGAACGTGCAGTAACGGACGCTTCGATGCGCCCTCCTCCTTCGCTCAATGTTCTCCATCCTGGGACCTATCCGCTCCTCCGTTCTCTATCGGGGCCGGGAGCCCAATCGAGGCTCGCGCTTTTTCTGACGCATCCCGCTATCCAAGAACTGCTCCATCAGAGCCCGAGGGCTTTATTTGCTTTCCTCGATTCGGTAAGCCCAGACGCAACGGACGTGACCCCCTGAACCAAGATAACGCTCCACTTTGGAACATCCTAACAAGTGCCTCCAGTGCGATGGTCGCCGCCTTCACTGGCATCGGCATCGGCCTCAAAGTAAGGGAACAGGACCTTGTGGCAATCTACGCCAGGCTCCAACGGATCGAGGACAAGGTGGATCGGATTATCGAACGGGAACTGGATCGATGAAGCCCTCCGATCGATTCCGATCCCTAGTTGACTACTGGGCCTGGAGAGCGGAGCTCCCGCCAGACCTCGTATGGCGGCAAGTAGACGCGGAATCAGCATACAACCCCCGTGCTGTGAGCGGATCGGGTGCGATGGGGCTTCTCCAGCTCATGCCGGAGACAGCCAAGGAACTTGGGTGCATGGAGCCCTTCAACCCGGACGAGTGCCTGAAAGCGGGCACGACGTATCTGGCCCAGCAACTGGCCAACGTCAAGATTACGGTAGGTTCCCAGCCCGTGGCCCAGGATGATCTCTACCGGTTCGCATTGTGCTCCTATAACGCAGGCTTCGGGTACGTCAAAGCCGCCCTACGGGATTTGGCCTCGCAGAACGCCCCCCTAGACTGGCCCCACTTCAAAGCCACCTTCCCATCCGCGTCCGTGCGAGGGAAGAAACCGGATGCTAAACAGGCGATTGGGTATGCGGAGAAGATTGTGCCGCTCGGCGTCTGATGCCGAAGTCCTTGGCTTTGATCTTGACCATGCGTCCGTCGGGATGGTGCCAGACGATACCCTCAATATCCCCGTAGCCTAGGTAATGCTTGATGTTTTCATAGTTACGCGGATTAAGGTCTGCAAGGATATGTTTTCCATGCGGAACTAGCGTGTGGTGCTCGAAACCTTCCGGATTCCCCTGGACCTTGGGGCCGACTAATTCATATGTCCCGTCTGGCGCGTCGCACTTCGGCCATGATTTTCCGCAACCCTCGCGGAACCACTTATCTTCGTTTCCGTTTCCGACCTCAATCCATCCGGGCCAGTGGCCAGTAACTGGGTCTGGGTCTTGAGCTGGTACGAATCCGTAAGGCGGCTCCTTGCCCTGCTTGGCGTCGAATCGCTTATAGAGGACTCCCGTCTTGACCATGCAGCATGTCCCATCAAACTTGCGCGTTGGCACGCCTTCCCCAGCAATCACCCATTCCGCTCCAGGCACGACCTCATCTCTCACCAGTCTGTCGCCATCGTAATTGCGCTGGTACAGGCTAACTATCTTCCTCATCCCGGAGACCTCCTTGGCCGCTAAGAAGCCGTTGACCGTGCAACCTGGGGATTTCGTTGCTGTTCGCTGGAAGGATCACGCCGCCTACAAGAACGCGGCCCTCGTGCCTGGGTCTCTGAAACTGGTGGATCTCGTTACCTACGGCGAGGTCATGTCGATGGACCCCGCCGAAGGGAAGATCGAGCTGATTCAAGAGCGCCAACTGGACGGCGGAGACGCGAACGATACGTGCGTCATTGGGCTGGGCATGACGGTGGCGGTGACTGTGTTTCGGCCTGTGGGTGAGGCTTCCTTACCCGACTAGGCCGACCCCTCGCCTTGAGCCGGGCAATGTCCAAGCATCCTTGGCACTGGAATCTCGGTCCCGACTTGGGGCCGCCGCAGCGGACGCAGAGCCCTAACTCCCGCTTCCTCTCTCTCCACCTGACATAGCGGGACCTCGTGTCGTCAATCTTCTTCCTTGGAATAGGACTCCTCTTCCGCATGCACTCGTCCGAGAAGTAGGAACTCCTGCCCTTGGGGACCTTGTTCCCGCAGCCGCACTTGCACGGCGCAGCAGTCGAATCATCAACACGGCAGCAGACACAGAGGCCGTCCTCAAACCAGTTCGCTGCGGCCTCGTAGGTACATCTCCGACACCGGAGGATCGCTGAACCCATCGTCGCTTTCAAAGGCTGAACTCGTTTCCAGACTCAGGTTCCGTTGCCAGCATAGGCATGACGGCCTCTCCCATCAGATGTGTTACACCAAGGCCCACGATACCGAACGCATTGGCTTTCTCGATATCGAGGCCACGAGCCTCAACGCTTCATTCGGGTACATGCTCTCCTACTGCATCAAACGTCGTGGCGGTGAGGTTCTGAAGCGTCCTATAGCCCCGGCGGATATCCGAGCCCACCGGTTTGACCGGAACCTCTGCAAGCAGTTCCTTGAGGATCTCGGAGAGTTCGACCGCTTGGTGACATACTACGGTACCGGATACGACGTGCCATTCCTGAGAACCCGGTGCCTGCATCACAAGCTCGACTTCCCACCTATGGGGAGCGTATTCCACACGGACCTGTACTACTCGGTCCGAGGCAAGCTGAAACTGCATCGTAACCGGCTCGAAGTGGCCTGCGATATTCTGGACATCCCTTCCAAGGGGCATAGGCTCACTCCTCCGGTATGGATGAAGGCTCAGGCGGGGGACAAGGCGTCCATTGACTACGTGCTCCAGCATAACGTGGAGGACGTGGAGTCATTGGAGGCTCTCTGGGACCGGCTTTACGGAAACTTCCGAGTTAACAAGACGAGCATTTGATCTCAACTTATGCCACCGAGCCCAGATATAGAGCTTCTCCCTTGGGCACAGATGGTGGGCGAAGTAGTCCCTCCGGTCCTCGGTACTCTTCCAGCCTCCTTCCCACTCCTTTTCTACTTCGAGGCCACACTTGGAACAGATCAAGAGCGTCCCCCTTTCAATCTGCTGTGGCGTGCCAATGATCGATGATGACTCTGGGGAGTTGTGGTGCCCAAGTTGCGGATGCGCCCCCTCCAGAGCATCCGGAGAGTCGCCCAATCCACCCATTCCTCTGAACCATACCGAACACGGGAAGGTGGTCCGAGTAAAAACAGGAGAGTACGAGCTTCTAGTTCTTGGTCAATCATACCGTATCGGTCCACAGCGCCCTCAACCAAAGGAGAGCAAGTGAAGAACCCCTACACGACTATCGCGGGCTACCTGACCATTGCTATCACGGTGGCCCAGTACCTCGTTTCCTTTGCCTCAACCCATACATGGCCCCCTTCGGCTATGGACATCGTGGCCCTCATCGCGGGCATCGGCCTGGTGCTGGCCAAGGACGGCGGCCATTAAACCAAGGCGCTGGCTTCATCTGGGAGCGGTCCTCATAAGGCCGCTCCTTCGCCTTTTAGGGGTAAAGGACAAGACGGTCGCCGGGAAACTGCCGGACGTGATCGAGCCATTGGACAAGGAGCTCCCACCCTAGCCCTTCCTCCTGGCGAGAGAGTCGGCCCACTCGTCCATATACGGAATAGCCCCGCCCGACTCGCGGCGCATTTCCTCCGCCTTCTGGTCCAGTTCGGAGGCGATGGCGCGAAGCGACTCTGCCTTCTCCACCAGCGCGTATACTTCTTCGAGGTCTAGCGCCACGTCCCGAATCCGTTCGGCCAGGCTGGGGGATGGGGCGGTCACCTGAGGATGATCCGCGCGACGGTAGTGATCCGCGGAACGAACCAAATTACCTCCCGCACCTTGTAGCGGACGTTCTCGAAGGAAACCGTATCACCCTTTCGCGGGATGACTGGAATGTCAATCTCTTGCTGAAACTTCCCATCACGCTCGACCTGTATCTTCACGTTCCCTCCTTGAGCACTTCATCCAGAGCGGCGAGCGCGGCAATGGCCCTTATCCACATATCGGGCGAGTCTTGCTTGACGCCTCCGTTGATGATTTCATTAAGCGAATCGCGGCCTCGTTGGACCGCTTCCCGGTTCTGGCGAAGGCGGGTGCGGAGGGCGGAGAGGGCTCCGATAGTCGCTGCGTCGTAGTCCTTCGGCCTTTTTGTGTGGATGCCATCCACGCAGTTGATTGCGTGCCAGAGCGCCTCGTCCACGTCCATAGGCTCGGTCATGGCTTCCATCCGTGATGCGCGTGCCACTGATTTGCCCAATTGTTAAGCCACGTCAGTGCCGCGAGGTACAGCGCGATGATTATGACGAACGCTGCCGTTCTCACTTCTCCCCCCCCTTCGATGGCTCGGCCTTCCGCTTCGACGCTCGCTTCCGCTGCCCATCCTCATACGTGATGGTCACTGGAATCTCGAACCACGGCTCGACTAACGGATAACCCAGCTTGGCGCTCATTCGGATCGAGTAGACGCGGGCGCGATCACGGCAGCACAGCCCCCACGCTTTGACGGTGCGCCTCACGTCGTCTCCTTTGGCTTCGATGGCTCGGCCTTCTTGCCTGGGTACTGGCCGCTCGTTGTGTCTCGGAGCTCAGGCGGCTTCGCTGGCTCGGTGAGGGCGCTATAGGCGGTATCGAATCGGACCATCATTTCCCCGTCGCCAAAGACTGAGAACTCGCGGCCGCTTTGCCGGGCACGAGCTACTTCCTTCGCCGCCTCCGTGAACGCCCGTTCCTTCTCCTGGCGTTCGCCGGAGCCTTGCCAACATGTGTAGCAGTAGTGCGCCGGATTCTCGCCGCAGTTCATGCAGCCCTTCTCCTGGCGTTCGATGATGGACGTGAGGCGGTCGGCCCACTCTTGAAACAGCCGCTTGGTCTGCTCCTGGTAGTGGCTCATCGCAGGTCCGAGCGCCCCATCCATCACCAGCATCTCGTCTCGCAGCGCCTTCAGGTCATCCATCGGAGCCGCCGCGCTCCTTCTTGGAGCATTTGCGCTTGGCCTGTTCGGCAGATTCCGCGAATCTCTTGACCGCTTCGGCATCGACAACGCATTTGTTCTCGGCCCCGGAGAAGAAGGCCGCTATGCTCGGATATTGCTTACCCCTCCAGATTACGGTCGCCATCTTCATCGCCTCCAGGGTTAGTGACGGCTCGCGGACGGCTCCCAGGGCGGGACTTGAACCCGCGACCTCTGGACTACTTGGGAGTCACCCCGTTCGTCCCTTGCTCTCCCAACTGAGCTACCCAGGCAACCCGCTGACAAGGCGGACTGGAGTAGCCGCGCCGCGAGCCTTACAGCTTCTTCTCCCTATTCGCTTCTAGAGCCACAATCTGCTCCAAGTGATCGTCAGGCTTGATTCTCAACTGAGACTTGTAGGCTTGGAGGCAAATGGTCCCCCGGCCGGTGCCAGGAAACAAATCCACCATCTCGTCCTGTTCCTCGATGCCGAGTAGGGAAAACAGCCAGAACCAGAATCCGTCCGGTTTGGCCCCTACAACTCCTCGCTGTAGCGTGATTGAGGCGGCAACCCAATCCGCGACCGTAACTTCGGCTCTGGCGCGCTTCTTCCGCCCGCCGCTCCAAATAACAGGCTCCCAGGCATAGGCCGGGTTCACGTTAGGCTTATAGTTGGCGAAAGGCTTAACCCATGCGGCTATGCGAACATTCTCTGGGCAGAGGCCGAGCACATACTGGAGCTGAGCCGATCCGGTCGAAAGCGCCCACCCGTCTGGATAGTCGGAAACCAGACGATTCACTAGTGCTAGATGGTCCACTTCCTCTTTCTCTGGGTAGAGATTGGCGCATCCAGGATACGGAGGATCTGCGTAGGCGAATTTCACCTGGGCTCCCTGTGCCGCCTGGAATCCGGCAAGGGGCAAGGCCGAGTGAGTATAAATATCTGGCGCTCCAGTCCAGCGATGTTGGCTTCTGCCCACTGGCGGTATCCCTTCATTACAGACGCCCATCCAGTCACGTCATCGTAGGACACTGAGGTTTGGCCGCGCGAATATGACAGCATATCCATTTCCTGGATAACTTCCTCCAGCTCGCCACGTATCCCGTCGCTCATAACTTCCCGCGCTCCTGGATTAAGTATTGCCTCACGAGTTCCGGGTCGGTCTTGCGGGGCTTGGCGGCTCGAAGGACGAGGGCTCGGTAGCGTTCGGTGCCGATCTCATCTTCCCACCAAACGCCATTCTCAGAGGGCCGTGCGTGCCAGTCCAGGTGGCAGCCTTTGCAAGACGCGAAGCTGTTGTCCAAATCCCAGCGCAACCATTTGTAGCGTCGAGAGTAGACATGGCTCCAGTCCACGGCGGGCTTGAGTTTGCAGTCACGGCACATCCCACCGTCCCGCTCGAAGACTATCTCCCTACAGAGCGCATCCAGTTCCTTCACCGTTGCCCGTCTCTTAGCGGCTCGTGGGGATCGGACGACCCGCTTCTTGCGCGGGGGAGTCAAGAGAAGGAGCCAGCGGCCCAGGTCGCTAGGGTCAGGAGCTTGCCCGCCGGCGAGCCAACGCTCGCGCACATCCGCAATCTCTCGGGCTACTTTGCTAGCGGCTCGGTTCACTCCCTATCCTCTCCCAAGTAAAGCCCAACTAGAATCCCGAACGGTATGGACACGACGTAGACAGCGGCAGCGCCGACTAGGACTCCCCACCAGAACATTGGCTCTCCTTGGTACTGGCCCCCGCCGCACGGTGCAGGGGCCCTTTCGAGGAGGCTACGGGATGCGTGGCCCGTCCGTGCGATTCATTGATCCGCTGGCTACGCGCCTTCGCTTCGTAGCGAGCCTCCCGAACCCGATGCCAGCGACTTTGGCGATCAACCCAAGCCCGTCGGGTTTAACGTCCGGCATACCTAGGATGCCGCAGCGGATTCATTGCGCCCCAGGCTAGCGACCTCCCTCCGACATGACGGGTGGAACCTGGGGCAGCCAATACCGCGTATGTCCACTAAGGGCCTTACCGATCTCTGCTTCGGTCTTTCCTTCCTTCTGCAGCTTGGCCCTTTGCTGATATGCGTGGTGGCAAACCATGTATTTCCTTCCGGGGTTATCTTTGGAGTTTGATATCCCGGTGACTAGCTGTGCGTGGCATTTCTCGCAGTTCTCAGTTACGCCGTGCTTCGCTCTTGCCGCGTCCTCAATGGCCTTGAGCTGATCCTGAATCGGCACCGTGGCCATATCTCCACGATCGACTCGGGACGTGAGATACGCGGGAGCCTCTTCGTCGCCCGGATCTGTGGCTGCGTCCATCGCCCATTTCCGGGCCTCTTCGGCTTGTTCTGGTGATGGGGGCCTAACAAAGGGCTTTTGTCCCTTGAGCTGTCCTGCTGCCTCCTTGGCCTTGACCTCTTCCTTGGTGAGCGCCCTGGGCCAGAGGTTGGGATTGACTCCCGCCTTATCGGTTCCAGATGCGGCGTTGCCGTCATCGTCCTCAGGCGCGATTCCAACAATGGCTTGGAGGCCGTAACGGCGTGCATAGGTAATCGCGGACCCGACGCTCTGCGGGTCTGACTTGACGGGGGTCAACTCAAGAACGCCAGAGATCCACTCGCCGCTTGCGTGGGCTAGGATGGTATCAATGGCGACCCGTCCGGGCGCTGTGGGCGCAGCTGGCACCTGGATAACTGCCAGCCCGTTAGCCGAAAGGGGACCACGGCAGGCGTCCCACACAGAGGCCAGGTCCGCGTACTTGGACTTGAAAAAGGGGTTTTCGGCGCTCTTCGATGCTCCTTCCATAGCGCCTTGGGCCTTGCTCAGGGCTTCGGCTAGTTTGCCGATGTAGTCGCTTCGCTCTTTGCGTCCTGGGATGAATTGAATGGGATCCCCAGGCCCGCCGCTTATGATCTGTCCTTCGCTCATATCTCCTCGTAGAGGGCGTCCCGTTCATCATCGGTGAGCCCGTCAAAGAACTGCGTCCCTTCGCTTGTGATGTTGCCGTCCATCCTGTCCTCGTTATAGATATCGACTGCATGCTCTGTGTAGACTTTGACGAGCGCCTTGGCTCGGTCCAGGGCATCTTGGAAGGTCGGATGGATTGACGTAGCCTTGTCCACTCCAAACCGGCTGATGCGAAGTAGATAGCTCATGGCTTCGCTGGCTCGGTAAGGGCGCGGTAGGCTTGCATCTGGGCCGTCCACGTTGCCGCGAGCGTATCGTCGTCGCTGTTGGTGCAATGGATCTTGCAGGCAGCGACGAACGCCCGTTCCTTTTCCTGGCGTTCGATGATGGACGTGAGGCGGGCGGCCCACTTGCGCAAAATCTTGGCGAGCCCAGGAAAGTTCGGTTCCGCCATTGCTATCTCGCGTTCGATCTCGTCTCGCAGCGCCTTCAGGTCATCCATCATTCCTGCCCCCAATCCGGTAGCTCAGGCTCCTCGAAAGATTCGCACTCACATTCCATACACGCGAGATCGAACGGCTCATCCTGTGCGTGCTCGAAGAGGTAGTGACCGCATCGGCATCGGTCCGTATCTTCTAAGCCGCGTTCCTCAAGGTCGATCATGGCTAGTCCCACCACGAACGCAGGCCGTCTTCAATGCTGAACTCGTCGGCGTGGCGACAGAGAGTGATAAAATCCTTAAGCATAGTTGGCGTCACTTTGTTGGCATGGCAGGCCAAGCCTTCAAGCGAAACTCTAGCGTCATCCCTGTCTGAGCCAATGGTGTAACCGTGCGCGAAAGCGCCTGGATGTTTTTCCAAAAATTCAATGAACTCAGCGACCGTGGGAGAGTCGTTTTGGGTTTGGTCTAGGTCTAGGAACCCCTCATCCTTCAAGAGATGTAGCATGCCCAAGTCCATATAACCGACTCTCACGTAGTCGCCTGAAGTATCCACTCCCAAGATTCGGGAACGCTTTGCGTAATTGGGCTTCGTTTTCACTTTCCCCTCCTCAGTTCGTCCAGGGCGAGCGCCGTCTCTAGCGCATGGGCGACCAAAATCCCATCGTGGAGTCGGTATGCATAGGTCTGCCCGCAATGCTGGCATTGCCGAAGTAGTGCGCTCTGTCCGATAGCCTTGCTATTCCTCGACCCGCATCGGCAGATGGGCGCTCCGTGATAGGTGGTCATATCCGGTCCTTCCTGTGGATCGAGGCTCGGAGCATGTCAGCCGCGAACTGGGTCAGCTCCCATGCCTTCTCGGGGTTGACCTTGGCCGTGCTCCCAGCGAGCGCAAGAGCGGACTCGGCCATAGACCTAAGCATGGCTGGCGTATACCAGTTCGCCGCAGCGCGCTCCCGGATATCCTCAAGGGTGCCTGGATTGACAAGAGATCCGGCGGCGATCACTGCACACCTACCAGACTGTCGGCCATGGCTTCGTCACAGGCTTCGGTGTCTTCGACTACGGGCAGATGGGCGCATCCTGCTAGGAGCCACAGAAGCGTGAGATAGAGCAGAAGGTTACGCATTGTCTTTGCCTCCTCTTTTGACCGGAGGGGCCGACGCGGGACGCCTACTCAATCCCGCGCCGGTTGACCCTCGTTACTCGCTTAGAAAGTTCTCAGCGATTTCGTTCCAGTCCACTTCAGACAGAGCGGATCCAAGAAGATCAGCCGCCAGCGAAGCGCCAAGGTCAGGCATCAGTTCGTCTGTAACCCATTCCTTAAGCGTGTCGGCCAATCTGTATCGGGCCGCTTGCTCAACCGTCCAAATACCGGAATCGACGTTGGTATCCTCTGACGCGTTCTCGCGCGCTTCCTCAACCATCCGGCACCGCTCATCATATGTGCCTTGCTCATTATCGATCCAGAGTGCCACAGCCCACGTCTCGTAGTTTTCCCACCCGTTATAGCCCTTAGGTTCCTCGACTCGCTTCGCCATCTTCGTTTCCCTCCGGGTCGGTCGCCCTATTGCTCCCGACACAAGTAACTATATCCCGGTCACGTGCGCATGTCAAGGGGTATTTTCGGCTACTTCTTCTTTTTCTTTAGCAAGCCTTTAAGTCTAACTGCCCTCATCACTTGAGACTTCTCTTCTGGTGTGAGCTTGGCCCATCTGAGCCGGGCGAGTTCTTGAGCTGCTGGGTTTTTGGTGTCCATGAGGTAGAGCATAGCACGACGTTCGCATGTCGCGCTACTCCTCTTCTTCCCGGTATAGGGTATTCTTCTGGCGGGAGAGGCCTGGGACGGTGAGACCTGCTTCTAGTGCTTCACTTACCGACAGTCGTTGCGGAGGGTCTTTCTCTTGCTCATGGTAACGGATGCAGGCGACTCCGATGCGACATAGTTCAAGAGTCGCTTCCGAGAAGCCACGCCGCGCCTTGCCATCGGATCTAAAAGCCTGTGCCATTGCCTCAAAGACATTTTTTTCATCTTCTTCAAGATTGAGTGTGACATGGTAGCGGTACCTCTTTTGGCGTCCAAGTTCTTGGCGCTCTTTCAATTAACCCTTCCTCCGCCCAACATCCCATTTACTTCAGTGTGCACGCCAATTGCAATGGTAGCACAGGGATAGGTCCCTGTCAATCTTTTTTCATCACTCTACAGCCAATTTAAAAAGGGTCTTCCTTAAGAGTGAGCGAAGCGAACGACAAAAGCAGAAGCGAGGGGCGAAGCACCGAGCGATGCGCTACCAACATGCACCAAGCGATCCGGTTCCAAAGTCAACGCTCCTCGTTCCTGCTCTTTCCATCCATGACTTGACCGGGACCGTCCTCGACGGACTAAGGGTAGTCAATCAACAAGACTGGGTCCGGTTCAAGAAAGCCGAGAGAGAGCTCAGACGGGCACGGAGGCAGGGGACGCACCTAGATGCTGCGATACGTCAGTTTGAGAACGCGTGGAGGGTACTTGAGCCTAAGCCTAGAGACTAGACGACAACTAGAACGAGAGACAGGGTGACCTAGCACGCCATTCAAGTCGCTAGCTCAGTCGCGATGGGCTCACACTCCAGCCGGAACGAAAGCTCTAGGCGGTCCTGACAAGGTGGCAGAATGGGACGCGGCGACTAATTACCCAAGCCTCAGCAGACTACACAAAGCCAGGGCAAAGGGCGGGAAAGGGAATCGCCAAGCGACCAGTAGTCGAGTGACGCCTCCATCTAGGCGGTCCTGAAGTGTGCCACAATGGCACATCATCTAGGCATGCATAGAGCGTGCCAAGGCTAGGCAAGCATACACCCCCCCTGGGTAGGCCACCGGGTGGGTAGCGAAGAGTAGGTGAGGCCATCTCTTGAAAGAAAATACTCCAGAAAAGGGTAGGTTAGGTCCCGGCAGGTGTGACAAGGATTTCCGGAGATTGGTAGCGCATAGCCTTGTTACATTGCTCGGATTTTGCCCTCAGAAGCCAGGCTCAAATGAAGCTAAGGATCGCACTCAACTTCTTAATCAATTGGCAGATATACTGCGCGATTTAGATGGCGGGGTGGCTACAACTAAGGGACTTAGCACCCTTGGATCGAAACGTGCGCCCCGCGTGCCAAGTAAGGGTGAGGCTTCCTCTTGAAAGAAAATCCTTCAGAAAGTCGGTTAGGGCCAGGCAAGTGCGACGCCGAGGTGAGTGCACTGGCTGGCCGAGGTCTGTCCTTCAAGGAGCAGATAGACGAGCTCCGGAAGGCGCTTGCTGACCTCAAGGGCGAGGTTGTGGCTTTGCAGGCCCGGGTATTCGTTCCAGAGAAGATCGTGTCACCTGGGCCATCTGAGGAGGTTCTGGAGGCATTGAGGGCGAAGAGGGAGGCCGACTTGGAGGAGATGGAGAAGGCGGTCGATGTGGAGGTATCGGACTGGGAGTCGAGGTGGCTGACTCGGTGAGGGAGCCGGTCAAGACGTACTGCTCGGTCTGCAATGAGGTTATATATGAGGACGAGGAGTACGGGGACCACGGCTGGGAGGAGTCGGATCTTCAGCACGACGCCTGCCATGCCAAGGTTGAGGCGGAGAAGAGGGCGAGTCGACTGGAGTTCATCGCGCAACTTCCCGAGTTGCGTAAGTCTAACAAACTTGAGGACCGGATTGCGGTAGCGGCCCATGACGCGCGTGAAGGCATTTGCAGGGCTTTATTTGATACAAGTTCGGGCTTCTTAGGTCCGTGGATGAAGCCTTGATCGGCTGCGCCACTTGCGAGGCACCTATTGAGGACGACACGAGGCGGCACAAGACTCATTACCGGGATCTTACCAATAAGAGGGTCGTAGTGGTTGGGTTTTCAGTCTGTCAGATGTGTGATTCGTTGATGAGGATGAACCGGGCAGAGAGGGTGGACCGGGAGTTTAAGGTGGCTCGGGACTACATGATACGGGCCGTACTGGGAGGGGGCAGTGGCTAAGGCCCCGCTATTAACTGCCAATCCAGCCTATTTGACCGACGAGTATCTGAGGATGGCGCACAGGCAACTGGTTTTATTCATACGAGAAAATCCCATTGGCGAAGAATCCGATCTTGCTAGGCGAGATTGGCGCGAGGTTCGGGATGAGATTGGTCGTAGAGCGTTAAAGGGAGGTGAGGAGCGTCGCTGAAGTCAAGATCGTCAAGATCGAGGAAGGTGAAAGCGGTGTTAGGTCGGGGAATCTCACCGAGGAGCGGCTCACCGCGCTCACGGAGTGGTACGCCCTCAGCCATCGAGAGAAGGCAGAACGAGGCTTACCGTCCGCTGCCTCCGTCTCCTCTTTACTCGGCATCTCTCCTGCCCGAGTACGAGCCGCCCAGACCGACAAGCGAGTCCTCGCCGGAGTCCGGGACCGGCTTGATACTGAGCTCCTCTACATGGTTGTCGAATGGCGACCCCAGCTAAGGGCTCTGCTCGAAAGCGACAAGGAGGACACACGGCTCAAGGCCGGAAGGACCCTGGAGGAACTTGCGGGGAATCTGAAGAAGGCCGGGAATGTCAATGTCGTCAACCAGAACATCGTCCAAGACAGTTCCTACTCGGACGCCGAACTCTTGGCGAAAGTCGAGGAGGTCTTGGGCAAGAGGACCGAGGAAGACGATTGAAGGGCGAACTGGAAGAAGAATACGCCCTCGGGCTCTGGGTCGGCATGGTTCTAGGATGCCTCTTGGCTGGCTTCCTTGCGGGGCTGGCCGTGATCTTCCTTCGCTAGGAGTCTCACTGACAAGGACCGGGCAATCCTTGAGGAATACGACCGCAGACTCCAGCAGAAGCCGTGGCTCAAATACCAGCCATACCCGGCCCTGCTCCCCTTCCTTAAGTCAAATGCTCAGATTAGAGTCCTTGCTGGCGGAAACCGCACCTCGAAAACTAGTTGCGGCGCTCACCTCTTGGCTTGCGTCTCTGACGGGAATAACCCCTATACCGGGGAAAAGTATCAAGTTCCGAATCTCTGCTGGGCCATCGCCCTCGACCATCAGAGTCTCGGCCTCGTTATGCGGGATCGGCTCAAGTCGTACATGCCTCCGGGCACTAAATGGAGAGCACAGCCCCCCGCATTCATCCTACCCAACGGGTCGGAAATCCACATCAAGTCGGCGGACCCGTCGAGCGGCTTCGAGAAATTCCAAGGTGCGGGGCTAACCGCCGCATGGTTCGACGAAGAGCCCGTAGGGGAAAACGGCAGGCAGGTCTTTCACGAGGTCTATGCCCGCCGTGCCCCAGGGATTCCGCTCAAGATCTGGATGACATTCACTCCACTCCAGGGGTTCTCATGGAGCCACAAGGAACTCTGGGACAAGGAAACCCGCTGCTTCCCGGACGTGGAAACCTTCACCGTGACCCAGCTCGATGCGAGCAAGTCTCATGGTGGGTTCTGGTCGGAGAAGGAACTAACGGACTTCCAGGCCGGGTACTCGGAAGCGGAATGGGAAGCTCGTGTAATGGGGAAGTTCGGACTTCTCTCCGGCTCGTGCTACTTCAACGGGAAGCTGATCGAAGAGACAAGGGAACGGATCAAGGGTGAGACGAGTGAGCGATACTCTATCAAACACGCTGCCATGTCTGGGCCGATCCTCAGCAAAGATTCTAACGGGCATCTCACCGTATACAGGCCTCCAGCACCCGGTCACGCATATATTCTCGGGGTGGATTGCGCTGGGGGAATTGGCCGCGATTTCTCATGCGCATGGGTTCTCGATCGTAAAGACCTTGCTTGCGCGGCGAAGTGGAAAAGCAACCAGGTAGATGCCAATCTTTTCGCATCAGATGGAGTACTCCCACTCGGGAAATATTACAACAATGCCCAGATTGTGGTGGAGTCCAATAACGACCACGGCGGGACCGTCATACAGGAACTACGTACTCGATATCATAACCTCTATCGACAGAGGAAATGGAATGCTGTTAGGCGCACCTACGATGATTCCTACGGATGGCGTACCCTGTCCTCAAACAGAATGGCCATTTACGATGCCATTGCCAAGGCTCTCCGAGAAGGCGAATGGGTGCCAAACCGAGACTTACTGGTGGAAATGGGTACGGTTGTAAAGCTTGACGATGACCGTAAGGTGGACCATCTGGATGGGTACCATGACGACGAAGTCATTGCCGCAGGACTTGCGCTAGCCGTCCACTACGACTCCCCTATGTACCAAATAGACCACCGGAAGTACAGACTCAACATCCCGAACACAGAGACGGGCTGGATGGTCGCTTGACCGAGGAAGTAGATCAATTGATCGAATCCACGAATCATCCACCTGAGCCGATCTGCCCATGCTGCGGACACATCCTCTTCCCGAGCCGACAAAAGCTGGTATGCAGTAACGCCGAGTGCAACTACCAGGAAACCTGTTGCGAAGGCAACCTCCCCGACTTGAGGTGTAACAAATCGCGGACGAAGAAGTAGAAAAAGACACCGAAAAGCCAGGGTACAAGCTGGCCCGGTGTCTGATCGAGGCGGCCAGGTCCCAGGCGCGCAAGTTCACGTCCGGTTTTGCTGATAACCGGAATTACTTGCGCGGAGAGAACCACTGGCCGACGCCGACCAACAGGTACCACATGACCAAGGACGAGTGGAAGGCCAAGACGGTCCGAAACCGACTCGTCCAGGTCGTAGATCAGACCGCTGCAATGGTCCTCGATGCCACTCCCACCGTGCATGCCGAGCCCGTCTCCGACGATGTAACCACGGAACAGCTCGAAATGGCCTCCAAAGCGGTCCAGGCAGAACTCCGCAGGCTCCGGTGGCACGAATTGAGGCGGGACATCTTCATCGAGGGGTCCACCAATGGCAAGGCGTTTGCCCATGTCTACACCAAACCCGACAAATTGGCAGAGGCAATGGGCATCCAGGCAGCCGAAATCTGTGCTGAACTGGCGGATAGTTCCAGATGTTATAACGACCCCTCCGCAATACGGCTTTCCCAGTGCCGGTACTTCATCTACGAGCCCTCTTTAGACTATTCGAGGGCGATTGAGGCCCTTGAGAAGGTCTCCCCGAACGTCAAGGCGAAGCTGAAGCCCGTTGGCGGGGAAGTTTTGAGCACTTTGAGTGCCGAGGACGCCGTTTCTCGGAGCCGAACGGACGACGAACTCGTCAACGGCCCAGGTGGAGACATGATTCTCGGGAAAGACCGCACTATCCGCTCGTGCAAGGTCAATTTGCCGATGGTCTGGATCCGAGACGACATGATTTACGAGGAAGCGAAGTATAACTGGGACCAGTACGGCACCCCAGTCAAGGAATCGACCAACTATTCAAGGGCCTTCCCCTACGGAAGGCTCATTGTCATCAATGCGGACTACGAACTCTACGACGGAGAGTCCCCGTACGAGTTAATTGATGTCATTCCGATGGCAGAATACACCCATTACTGGGATACAGACCGTTTCTGGGGTCCCGGCATCGTGGCAAGACTGAAATCCTCCCAGATGGTCGCGGATAAGACCATGGCCATCGCTCTGGACGTGGCCCGAATCAGCCTTATCGGGAATCTGGAGGTCCCGATTGGCGCGGACGGCTACGACAACAAGGGAAATGCCCCCGGAGAGGTCGTCCACGTCCCGCCCGAGCTATCGGGCATGGCTCACGTCGTCACTCCGAACAACGTGAATATGCAACTCCTCTCCTGGCTCGATGAAACCAACCGCCGGGACTTCGAGGACCAGTCTGGGGTGTCGGAAGTGCTCTCCGGTGCGGCTCCGGTCACCGCAACGTCAGGAAAGGAACTCCAGACTAGGGCGAAGCTGGCTTCGACGAGGATTGGCCGACACTTGAAGCAGATGAACGAGTTTGACTCCGACTTCGCCAATATCGTGTTCCAGCTCATGAGGCAGAACTACGTTGGGGAACGTCCCTACATGGTCCAGGGGCCAAACGGGGAACTGGAGACGATCCGATTCGACGTATCGCAGCTTCCTCCCGGTATCGCCATCAGAATCGAGGCAGACCCAGACGAGATCGAGAAGGACGCGCTCGAAGGACAGAACGTACAGGCGCTTGTCTCAACTGGACTCCTCTTCGATCCCAGGATGATCCCACTTCTACCGATACTCTTGCCGAGCTATGGGATCCGACCCCAGAAGGCGAAGGAACTCCAGAAGATGGTGGTCCAGATGGTGGCGGTGGGTTCGATCATGACTGACCCGATGTCCTACCAGATGATTACCGGGCAGCCGCAACCTCCCGAGATGACCGCCATGTTCGCAGCTCAGATGCAGGCCCAAGCAGACGCTCAGGGGCCTAACGGTAAACCCAAATCCAACGGAGGGGGGGAGAGTAAATGAGAAAGATCGCAGCCTTGACCGTCCTGGTCCTGCTTCTCGCTCTCTCCACCTTCGGCATCTGCCAGAACTCGGAGTTCCAGACCGTTGTCGTTGCCACGGCAGCCGACGTGGGCATTGATAGCACGCTTACCGCGTCGATCATGAACGGGAAGCGAGCCTACATCAACGGCGTCTACATGTGGTGGGACAACGCGGCGAACACGAACCAGGTGTTCGTTGATATCGTCTCAGGCACGTCCGCGCTCAGGGTAGCTGGATCCCAGCGTCAGTTCAAGTATTCGGAGGCCATGACATCGGGCGGAATCAAGGGAGTCGCCATGACTCCCAATATCACCACGATTGCGGACTCCGCAGTCTACTTCGTCATCGGTGCGGCGTCTTCGGACAGCCTCTACCTAGCAGTCAACTACAAACTCGTCGGAAAGTAAGGGAGTGAACTGATACGGGAACTTTAGAAGGAACCGGTCCGAACAAACTGGGCACCACGACTGGGCCTGCGAGGGCGCTCAATTTCACGTCCATGCAGGCCAATATCTCCACCTCTCCCGCTACCTCCGTCCCCAAGGCGTCAAACGTCCAGGCATCCCCAGCGCCGCTCGTCAATGCGGTCGTCGGGACGAACGATACCTCGATGCTCGAAGTCGGAGAAGGCACGCTGGAATCAGGTGGCATCAATGGCTGACCTTGGGCGTATCCCGCTCAACCCCAGAGTAGAAATCACGTCCCGACCCACCGGAGGCAGCAACGGCGGGAACGGAGCACTCGATTCGAGAGACGATACCGGAACGTCGGCAGAGCTGATCCATATCGACTCCAACGGGGAGACGAGGAAAGCTCCAGTCGAGTTCCCTTCACAGAACGCTTAAGCCAACCTAACCAGGAGGCACCTTGGCAGCAGAAGATGTGTCCCAACTCCTACCGGGAGAGGGAGCAGAACCACAGCAGACCCTGGAGCCCACACCGGCCCCGGAGCCAGCACCGGAACCGCAGAGCGAAACGTATCAGATCAAGTATCGTGGGGAAGTCCAAGACGTACCCCGCGACTATATAGACGGCATCGCTCAGAACCTGGGAACCACTCCCGAGGGCGTCATCAACGCCTTCCAGAGGGCCAGGGAAGCGGACCGCATCAGCCGAGAGAATATCGCCTATAAGCAGCAGCTAGCGGAGTTCCAGCAGGCTCAGGCCGCCCAATACCAGGAACGCATGGGTGGAGGCCAAGCCCCTCCAGTTCGACAGCAGCAACCTTACCAGCCCCAGTATCAGCAGCCACAGTACCAGCCACAGCCTCCGCAAGCAGACGAGGATCCGATGGCCTACCTCAGACGGGTAGACCAGGGAATCCAGATGACGCAGAGGCAGATGCAAGAGTTCATCCAGATGCAGCAGGACCGGCAGGAACGATTCGAGCAGCAGCAGGCCCAGGTCTACAAGCAGCAGCAAGCTCAGGAGATCAATAGCCAGTTGCAACGGTTCCTGTCGGAGAAGAACAAGGGGCGTAAGGAGCCCAT